TCTTTTTTTATTTTTTCCAAAGATATGAGCGTTGTGGGCTTCCTATTTGAGTGTAAGCCATAGTATTCTTGCAGTTTCAAAACAAGCTCATCAAGGTATCTGTCATCTTCACAATTTGAAACGCTACTATCTTCCGAACATTTCTGAATGTCCACAAAGGAAAAAATCTCTCCAATATTTTTATTCCACCAGACTTTTTCAAATATATTTCTGGAGAATAAGCCGCTTTTTGTTTTCCCGATGTAATAAGGATTTCCATCGGCGTTGCACAATACAAATGCTCCGTTAAATAGCGGCGTGGAAGATTTGTTTTTCTTTATCTCTTCCAATGCTTTATCTATGCTAATTTTGCTCATAAAATGAAAAAGCCCACATCGTCTACTATGTGGGCTAAAACCGCTTTCTCGGTTTTAAAAAGGTTCAAGACGGTAGACGCTCGTCTTTCTCTTTTGTTAAAACAAGCTTTTTATATTCCGTATAAAAAGTCAAGGTATTTCCTTAAGGTTTTTTTAATTTTCCGAATCGGATTCCGACTTTTTGGCGATTTCTCTGAGATTTCCAGCGATGTCGCAAAGGATATACCCCAAAGAGATTACCGCCATAAGGCAGAAGTCTTCAAACGATTGGTGCTCCCTGTATCCCCAGCAACCCAAAAGGATTCCAGCAATAAAGACAGCCCTTACCGAAAAATGTTTCCCGAAGAAAAATATCGCAGCGACGATTAAAAGTCCAAGTTGCATTATCTTCCCTCCTTTTCGGAATAAGTTGTGGTTTCTACGATTCGGTTTATGTCGTTTATTGTGAGCAATGGGATTTTCTCAATGAGAGTTTTTACCGCCCATTTTTTGGACGTTGAATTGATGTAAAATGTTGCTCTAATTTTGTCCATTTGAGCATATATTCTGAATTGCTTGGTCTTCATATTTTGTCTTTCTTTATTGTATTTAGTTGTGGGAAAAGTTTTAAGGCAAAACAACGATTAGAATGAGTCCGATTATAATCGCGATTAGTTCATAAAAGGCGAGTCCGCAAGCGAAGTCAACGAAATCGTCCGTGGTAATCTTGCTATCGTATTCATTTTTCTTCTTCATTATTTTGTTCTTCCTTAATTTGTTCCAGTTTTTGTTTTAAAATGTCCCTCCTGAGTTCTAATCTATTATATTCCAATTCCTTGCGTTTAACAAGAGTGGTGAATCTTTCTTGTTCTCGTCGATATTCAAAAAGTTCAATTTGAACCTTTTTAAGTTGGTCTTTTGTCCAAAACAAGTCTGCCTCTATTAGTTTTTCCATTTTAATAAGCCTCTCCAATTATGTAGTTTACGTTTTTAAGGTCGATTGTGCCAACATCTATTCCGCGTTTTTCAACTTCCGCTACAAATAGACCCAGTAGCATTTTCTTCCAGTTGTAGTATTTTTTTAGTTCTTCGTGTTGATTAAATCTTTCTACTGATTGTTCTGCGAATTTCCTCAGATGTTCCTTTCTTGCGAACCGAATCACCTTGTACGAGGATAGCGTGGTTCGTTTTAGTTTTGTTTCTGTTTCAAGTTCAGGCTTTTCTTTCACGATTACATCGTATCGATGCTGTTCTGTGCCTCTATCGATAAGATAACCCGTGAAGTATCGTTTACCTTTTTGCGAAAAGAACCGTGCAGAAATCGCCCAGAAATAGTTGCAATTAGACATTTTTCAACACCTCCTTGTATCCTTTGTTTAGATTTTCCATAATTTCTTTTTGAGCTTTCTTGCCCATACTTCTAATGGCAAGGATTGTGATAATTCCAAGTGCAATATCATTAGAGGACACTCCTCCGCCTGCTTCCTTTTTAAGCAAAGGTTTTTCCTCTTCGCTTACCGTGAGTTTTGCCCAAACCTCATCAACTTCAAATGTTATCATTGCCTTCTCCTTTCTGTTTTTCTTTTACGTTTACGATGTAAAATATCCGTGTTGCGCTTACGCCGAACTCCTTCGCGAGTGCCGTGATATTGTCCTTTTTAATTCGGTTCAGTATGCGCTGGTAGCGCGCATATCTTTTCCGAATCTCATCTCTCTTTTCTCTCGAAATCTTCATATTGTCGCGATGTGTTGGGGTTAGAACGGAACTTCGTCTTCGTCATCTTCAGGAGTGTTGGATGAAGTTGGTTGGGCTTCCCCTTCGGGCGCGGAAAGGATTTTGAGGCTTTTTACCGTGAAATTGGAATATTGCCCCCAAGTGCTATAATATCCACTTACTTCTACCTTCATTCCATCTGCGCAAGTTCCCACTGAATCAATGTCCCAGATATTGCAGGCAACAATGCCGTCTTCCGAGTCGAAGAGCTTAAACACAAGAAATTGCCCTCTCTTGCCCTCTTTTAGCTCTGCCCATTTGACTGTACCCGTGAGGGTCTTGGAATCGCTTCTGGGGGCGTTTGTGCTCGTTTTAGGTGCGTTTTCTTTTTTCTCCGCATTCACCTTTGATGTGGTGAGTAGCTCGAGAATCGCGTTTAGTTTTTCTGATATACTGTTGAATTGTTCGTCTGTCATTTTGTGTTTTCTCCGTTAAAAGGTATGATTTCTATTACTATACTGCCCTCTGGTGCAAACCACTTTGAACAAGTCCCCTTGTAAATCAGGGCGTCATCTGTCCAAAATTGAAGCCTCGTCATAACATCCTGTATTTGCTTTGGAATATTGTCCCAGTCAGGCTTTGTGGTCTTTGGAACAATTAATCCCTGCTTCTGAATGCTCTTTTTTACCGTGCTATTGTATGGAAAGTAGAATTTGTATTCTACTGCAATCGGGACATCGAAGGGTTTGGAAGGTTTTTTTTCGTAAAGCAAAGCCAAATACATAGCCTTTGTATCCTTGCTTTCCTTTGTTTCAAACATCATCGCCCGCCCCCGTGGGCAACCGAGCCTTTTGCCCGATTGTCCCGTGTTCTTGGGCGGTATAATATCTAATTCGATTAACATAATTCAAAATCGCTTTCTATTTCATTACCCCATGCGTCCCAGCCTTTTTTCTTTTGCCTTGCGAATAATTCCGCCCGTGGTAAATCCCCGACAAGTTCCACAATTAAATCTCGAACTACATCTGGCTTCTTTGAGTGTCCCTCGAGAGGGCTGAAGACCAACTGAGAAACGCTGGTTGATTTTCGTTTGATTTTCCCTTTTGTCGCAATGAGGCAACATTCTGAGTTGCCCCGCGTCCAACGCCCTAATCCGAAAAAGTACCCGTTGCCACTTTTGTTTTATCCACTGAAATCCGATTGTTTTGTAAGTAAATCCCCAAGCTTCAACGGTTTTCAAGGCTTCACTAAGCATCGGATAGGTTGCCCAGAGGAAAAGGATGCAATCCTTTTCGCATATATCCTGAACCCGTAGATGGCAAATATCCTGTATGGACATTGTTTTATAGTGAGCCTCCGCGCAACCATCGCAGGTTTTGTCTTTATATTTCCACGGTGGGTCAGCGTAGATTATATTATATTTTTTGTTCATTTTTGTTCCTTTTTTGTTGCGCCTCATCCCACTCTTTTTCTTTTTTGCGCAAAAGAGGAATAATAAGCATATAATCGCTTTCACCCTCTCCATATTTTTCGATGACGGCTTTTTGAAAGGCATCTATTGTGCCAAAGAAACATCCAGCCCTTACTTTTAAGCAATTATCCTTGCTCCAAGTCGCGGTTATAAATCGGCGAAAATCTCCTAATTTGCCCAAAACTAATATCTCCGCATTTCCGTAGACCCTCGCGTCTCCGCAGACCTCCGCGTCTCCGCAGACCTCCGCGTCTCCGTAGACCTCCGCGTCTCCGTAGACCCTCGCGTCTCCGTAGACCCTCGCGTCTCCGTAGACCCTCGCATTTCCGTAGACCCACGCATTTCCGTAGACCAACGCATTTCCGTAGACCAACGCATTCTCATCAGTCTCGTTGTAAAGGTTAGACTCTTTTTCAATCCAACCGCCTTTTTCACCTTTTTTAACATTCCCAAAATCGCAGAGGGATTCAATTTGCCACAATTCTTTATTGATTTCTGGAAAGAATTTCTTTTCTACAAGTTTATATTTCTTGTTCATCTTTTTGCACATCCTTTGTTTGTATGTGATTGGTTTACAATTTGTTAATTTATTTGTCTTTACGCTCTATTTTACTCTTCCTCTTTGGTACCTTCGGCATCTTCGCCCGTGCTCGATTCTGAAGGCTGAAAACCCGTGAAAGAATTACGGTAAGGCGTCTTATTATTAAAGTCAAATCCCGCTTCGTCGTCGGCTTTGATTGCCCACTGAATTTCAGAGGTCTGAGGCAGAGTCTTGGCAAGGTATCTAATGCAAGTCTTTTTCGCCATCTCCAGCCATTCAGTATTCCAGAGTGTCTGATTTTTTGAAATTCCGCGAACCTTATCGATGTATTTCAACGAAATAAATTCGCTTTTGATGCGTTTATCGGGGAATTGGGCGTGGACTACAAACCCGTAGCGCGTGCCTCTCTTACCCGTGTATTCGGCGAAACGGTCAATCCTGAGGGTAATAACGCCGTTTGTTTCGTCGTATTCATCGTGTTCGCAAACGTCTACAACCGATACAAGGATTCCATTTCGAGCGAAAAGCTCGATGTACCCTTGAGCCATAAGTCGGAATTGGCATTCCATCTTGCCAAGCTTTGAATTACCCGTTGGAACAAGCGCAGCGGTTCGACCGTCGGGGAAGAGCCTAAATTCGGCGCATTTGTTGAGCGTATCGAAAAAGCTCGCAGGCGTGCATTGCGCAAGTTTCGGGTTTTTGTTAATGCAAGCCAGCGTTGAAGCTTGAAAGCGCAAGGCGTCTTTCTGATTACCCCCGAAAAAGTTTGTTATTCTGTGGGTGTAAGCGGGCGTTGCAAGCGTTGCTTCGACCGTGTTTTTGCTGATTTTTTGCGGCAATACGGGCTTATTGTCGATTTCGACAATCTCTTTTCCCGTGTTATTACCCGTGTTTATATTAGTTTGTTCGTCCATCTTGTATATTTCCTTTCTGTTGTGTTTAAAATTGTGCAACATCCGCATTTCTGCTAAGCTCAGCCATCAAAAGGCTTCGGATTTCCACTGCCTGTTGAACCATTCTTTGCCATTCGGTCGAGTACATATTAAAGTAAAGCCTTACATAATGAGGAAAATTTTCATCTGTGCTTTTTGATATGTGATAGTCTGTCGGATTGAGTTTGCGGGCAATGCGTTCCGCATCCTCGATGTATTTGCAATGAAATCCTGTCATGTAATCCATTTTTTGCCTTTCTTTTACCGTGTTTTAAGAAATATATGATTGCCTATTTGTGTTTTAAATTGTCCGTCCCGTGCCCACTTGGGCGAGCACAAACGCGGGTTGTAGTAGTGTGTCCATTCTCCAAGCGGCTCGAAATTGCCCGTTAAAAGCTCTTTTTCAATTGCCAAGCATAATTCATAGGCTTTAGCATCTGAATGTGTTTTAGGGGTAATTTTGCGCGTTTTGGACGCGTTCCAGCAACTAAATTGAAAAGGTTGAAGGCAAACCGCTTCAAATGTTTTGCCCGTGTTTTTTGCGCGGTTATAAATAACCGTTGCAACCGCTCGAAGGCCGCGGGGCTTTTCGCCCCGTGCTTCCAAGTAAAGAGTGTCCGCAATTATATCCGCGCAAGCGTTTATCGTTGCAAATAACGCGCAAGCAAATATTATTCTTTTCATCGTTTTAGTCCTCAACCCACTGAAAAGTTTTCACAAAGTCTTTAATTTCAGGATTATAGCTTTGCTCGTCGATATAACGACAAAGGGCTTTTTTGACAATCTTCATTTGTGCCATTGTCAAACGCATCGGCAATGTAATAAAATTTGAATTCGGTTGCTTCTTTATAGATATATTCCGCGCCCGTGCATTCGTCCCATTGCGAATTGTAGTACCCATCCCGTGCATCAAGTATTTTGTCGATTATCATGTTTTGCCTTTCTATTCTACGATTTTAACGGATTGCCGCCGCCCGTGTCTGTCTTAAAACTTTTTTGACAGTTTTTTCGGCAATGTTTAAAAGCCAACAAGCGGGCAATTTTGCGCGGATTGTGAACAATTGTTTTTGAAAATCCGTGGCATTTATGCAAGCGTTGACGTAAAAAGCCCCGTTAATCCATAAAAATGTGAATTTACAAGGTTGCCCGTGTATTATAACGCCTGTTGTTTCGCGCGTCTTGCAATCAAAAGCCTTTTCTTGTGCGGTTGTAAGGGCGGCAATCTTTTCCGCCCGTGTTTCTTGTCTTGTTATATTGTACATCTTTAAAGTCCTTTACCAAGTGAAATTTATAACATAATAATCTGATTCGTGGCAAACATCCATCCCCACAAAGATCGCTTGGCAAAAATCGCGGGGTTTTTCACGCGTTGAAATTTCAAAGGTGTTTAATTTCGAGTTTTTTGGATAAAATCCGAGTTGCAATAGTCTATTCGTTATTTCTTTAGAGTTGCTGAAAATTGTAAATGTATTCATATTTTTTACCTTTCATCAAATTTAAATTGTCCATTAAGAGCGGGCGGGGCTTTAAAAGCCCCGAATTGTTAAATAGTCTTGCGGATTATATCGCAAAGTTCATCGGTTGTAAAATTGTCGCTCCAGATGCACGCCCTCAAAATTTTCGCCGACGATTGCCCGCCCTGATTATCCAAACCGCGCGCAATCTTGTACAAGTGCATCGATTCCGCGCCCGTCTGTCGGCTAAAAACAACAAGTCCGCGCTTGTCCGCAAAGTCGAGTTGTTGCGATATAACGCCGCCTTGTCTTAATACACTATCACGTATTGTGTCGATTTTGTCTTGCATATTCATATTTTTTAAGGGGCTTATCTTTACCGCGCCCCGACGGGTTTGAGTTTATTGTCCTAATCAATCCACGGGCTTCAATCATTGCCCCTTTTTTGATTATGTTTATAGTCTCTCATATTCTCTTAAAAAGTCAATACTTTTTTTTAAAATATTTCACTTTTTTCTTTCATCTTAAAAGTTAGTTCAATCTAACATTTCCCAAAAAATCTTTTACTCATCCATAAAAAAGCTTGCAAAAAAGGGGAAAACCATTAAAGGGGGATTAAAGGGGGATTAAAGGAGAGGGGGGTTTACTGGTAGGATATTTATTTATTTTTTTGTAGGATATTTTATTTGTAAGAATAAGTAAGTAGGATATACTTAGTTCTTTCTTAAGAGTTGTAAGAGATTATTCTTTCTTACGAGTTAGGCAAGACTAACAATGTTAGATTGAACTAACAAAGTTAGGCAAGACTAACTACGGGGGATAGCACTTTTAAGTAAACGTAGGAAGGGGTACGGGTGGGGGTGCTCTAATTCGCATATAAAAAAAATCGCATATAAAAAAATTTTGGTATAAAAATATGGTGAGTATGGCGTAAGAGGTTGAGTGGTAGAGATTAAGGTGTGGTGTTGGGGTGTTTGGTTGGTGGAAAGGCGCGTGCGCGAGTAAAAAAATGCTTTACAAAGCGTTTTTAGTAGTCAAGGTATATGATTATATGGAAGAGAAAACAGAATCAATTGTAGGGGCAAAAGAATGCGTTGTAGAGGCATTCGGGAGTCGAGACGAGACAGCGATAAAACCAGCGAAGGAGAAGAAGCGATTAGATTGCTATGGTCGGAAGGAGTATTTGAGGAGGATGTGCGATAAGGATTTCGCTGAATTGCCTGAGGATACTCGTGAGGTATTTGAGACAATCGACCCTGAGGTGGTGGAGATGGAGGAAGCGACGAATAAGTGCTATGTGTACCTGACGAAGGATATGTACAACAAGATGGAGTTGGGTGCAAGGATGAGGATGAAGGATTCGGCATTGTGCGCGTATCTTGGGATATACCACAATAAGTGGAAGAAGTTGCTGAAGAAATATCCTTTGCTGAGGGATAGGATTGACACTTGGAGAGAGTGCATCGTGGCTGCAGCCGCTGAGAATCTGGCGAGAGACGTTATGGAGAATAAAAACGTTGAGAATAGCAAATGGGTGCTAGAGAGATTGGATAGAGATAACTACGGGCGGAAGAGCGAAGTCAACGTTGGCGGAGAGGTTGTGCATAAACACAAGGTGGATATGGAACAACTGAAGGAGCTTCGTAGCGATATGGGTAAGACGTTTTTGACCGATAGAGATGAGATTGGAAGCGATGACGATAGCGACATTGTAGACATTCCATAGAATTTATTCGAGGTATTCATAGCATACATAAAGGGGCGCGACAAAAATGAGTAGAACCCGCAAGGATAATAGGATTTGGAAGAGCGAGAAGGGGTGGAATAGGTATTCTGCATACGATACTGGATTCACCATAGATGAGGATAGGAAATATCGTAGCTCTTGGAAAGATAGCGGGAGATGCAGTAAGAGCTATCGAAACTCCCAGAAACAGTGCTCTAAGCTCGCGAGAGTTAGAATGGGCGTGATGGAGCGTAAGATGCGTGAGGAAGGAGAGGATATTTATGATTGCGACTAATGATGAGAGTGAAGCTCTGAACAAGAACGCGATAGACATCGAGAAGTATCTTAGCCCTGAGAATATTTCCGCTACCGCTACCCTACTGAAAACCAACTTTGCGCTGTATGTGAAGTTCTTTTACCGATTCATAAGCCAAGATGACTTCCAAATCAAGAGATTCCATTGGCGCATAATCAAGAAACTCGAGGAACACGTCTATGGCAATCCTAAGAGGAAAAACCTTTGCATAAACCTACCGCCGCGAAGCGGGAAGTCTCAACTTATGATTCTGTGGGCAAGCTGGTGCTTCGCAATAGAGCCTCGGTGCAACTTCATCTACACCTGCTACGAAGAGCGCATCACCAACAAGATGTCGGACGATATTCTCAACATTATGAGAAGCCGACCCTACCAAATGCTGTTCGGAGTCAAACTCAATAAGAACTCTGAGGCTAAGTGCCTTTGGGAGACCAAGGAGAAAGGGTGCTTTCGCGCCGCGCCTCTGCACGCTGCACTTACTGGTTTTGGCGTGGGAGGTTCAGGAGATTCTTTTAAGGGAGCGTTCATTGTCGACGACCCGCTCAACGCAAAGTTCTTTAACTCTGCAGCAGAGAAACTTAAGGTAGAGAACGTCTACCAGACCGTTGTTAAAAAGCGTCTTAATAACCCCGCGAAGACCCCTATCGTTATGATTATGCAAAGGCTCGCGACTGATGACCTTGTGGGGTATATCCAGCGCGAAGAGCCTGAGGATTGGGATTTCGTGGTTGTACAGGCACTCGATGAGAGTAAACACCCCCCAGAAAGCTTCTGGGAAGAGCGTTTCCCTGTGGAAACATTGCTCAAGGAGCAAAAACAGAGCCGAATGGTGTTCGCGGCTCAAATGCAACAAAAGCCAATCGTTCTCGGTGGAGAGCTTGTAAAGGAAGAATGGTTTAGGTTTTACGATACTCGTGAAAGATACAAATACACTCGCGTGTTCTTCACTGCCGATACCGCTTTCAAAAACAATGAATACGCCGACTACACCGCCGTAGGATTGTGGGGCGTCACCGACAAAGGGAAATTGCACCTAATAGACCTTCTTCATAAGAAAATCGACGCCGTAGACCTGCTCAAAGAGCTTCTGGCGTTTAAGAACAAGCATTCTGGCGGAGTAGGAGGTCTTCCTGCGCGAGTTTTCTACATTGAAGATAGGGCTTCAGGTATGGAGCTTATCCAGAGAGTTAGAAGAGAGGGAGGTTTCAGCGTTATCCCTGTAAAAGACGAGGGATTCGATAAATTGACGCGATGGAACAATTATGTCTTCCCTTATTTCGAGGCTGGAGACATTCTTTTGCCTGACGGCAAGGATAATCCTATCTCTCGAGAGGTAATAAATGAGATGGTAGCACTATGCGGAGATATGACCCACGCACATGACGACATAACCGACTGCGTAAGCTATGCAGGGAAGATAGGATTCTCTCGGAAAGGTATTTTTTAACTTGACTTATTCGCTGATGATTACCTACTTTTGAGAATATTGGGAAAAATAGCAAATATAAGGGCAAAATCGTGAAAAAAGCACAAAAAACAGCAGAATCTTTCGAAAAAACGGCAAAAAAGCCGATGAAGCTAAAAACCTCAAAAATAGACTCAGCGAAGGAGTTTGCGGTCAAAAAACTCTCAAAGAGAGAAATAAAAGCACTCGCTTGGGTCAAAGCACTCAAGGATATTGCTGAAAACTGCAAAATGCCCAAGTTTGACCTTAAGTCCGAAGCAAAGAAGGTCATCCAGAGGACAATTTCTGACTTTAAGGGGTATCGAAGGTCGGAAAGTGGGCAAATTGAGTCCTTTACAATGGACGCCTGTGAAAGCGATTATGCTATGCGCCCATTCCAATCTGATTTGAGGTACGAAATTATCGAAAAATACCGCACTAACTTCATTGGATACCAGAATTGTGCAATTCTTCGCCAAAATCCTATCATCGACAAGTGCTGCACAATGCCAGCGCGAGATGCTATGTCCTCTGGGTATAAGGTTATGTATGCTGACGATGGGAAAAAGGCGAAGTTGGGCGAGCTTGAAAGCTTCGTAGAACGTTCTCAAGAGGATTATCAAATCCAAGACGTATGTATCCGCGCCGAAATCAACTCCAAGCAATTCGGCTGGGCACTCGTAGTCCCCACCTTCAATACCGAAGTCGATATGGAGAACGAGTTCGACATAGAGGCAATTCCTCGAGACTCCTACACTGGTATGACCGTAATCGACCCCTACTGGATTACCTACGATTTCGACCAAGAGAGCCTTACTGACCCTACAAGCAAATTCTTTTATCAACCGACGTGGTACTCTTTCCCTACTGGAACTAAGTACAAGAGAATCCACAGGAGCTGGTGCATAAAGCTAATAAATAGCCCTGTGGCTGACTTTCTTAAGCCTACCTACTTCTTTGGTGGTGTATCGCTTGCGCAACAAATATACGAGGCAGTTTACGCTTACGAAAAGTCTCTCAACGAAGCTATGCTTCTTTTACTGACAAAGCGCAGCTACGTCGCCGACGCGGAAATGTCCAACTATATGGCAAATCCTCAGGAGGTAAACGCTATCCTCGAGGCGACCTCGGAAATCCACAGCAACTACGGAATCTGGGTAAAGCAGATTGGTAGTGAAGTAAAACAGATGGATACCGCCCTTACGGGGCTTGAAGAGGTTATCAATGCTTGCGCCCAGAGGATATGCGCTATCGCGAACATTCGCGCGGAAAAACTGTTTAATATGTCCATTAAAGGGCTGAATAGCTCGGGCACATTCGAGTTGTCGGACTATAAACAATACCTCAAGCGTCTCCAGAAGGATGACTACCTGCCGATTATCAACAGGCACAATCAGATTATGTCCAAGAGCGAAAAAGGTAAGGTTAAGAAGATGATTGTTGAATTTAATCCGATTGATACTCCTGATGAACTTACCAAAGCTAAGATTCGCGAAATTGACGCGCGTACTGCTTCTATGAGACTCGGCGGTAAGATTACAGACATCAAGGAAGAAAGAATGCACCTCATTACCGACCCTAACGGTGGATTCAGTACTCTTGACCCCGAGCCTCCCATTATTAGCAAGGAGCAGGAGGAAGCGTTCTCAGTGGAGAAGGATAATATGGGAAGACCTATGCCGAAAGAAATAGATAATCCCATAAGAGGTAAGACTAAGGATGACGTACTAAAAAGGGAAGGGCTTAACTCTGGAGAGGGTGGCGAAGACAATCCTGACGAATCGGAAGAATAATAATTTCCATTACAGCTCAAAGTGAATGTCGCACACTTGGAGTTGGGAGTAGTCCTCACGGTGAGGACTACTCTTCCTAATATTTTAAAAAAAACTTGTTGACAAAACAAATAGTTGAGTATCTTAATTTACACAAAGAAGGGAAATTTGCGACGAGAATAATGAATTAAGTGTCTAAAGAAGTTGATTCAAATTCATTTGAATTAGTGAGAGACAATCCATTGTCCGCTGAAGGCGTTTATATGTATAGCGGCAGAATGATTGGTCTCCCTAATCTCGACCCTGATAAACTTTATCCTGTATACCGTCCAGCCGAAGAGCTTGAAAAGGCTGCGGAATCTTTCAATAACGTTCCCTTTATTATTGGACACGAAATGATAGGAGAAGGCGCGACTCCTTATGACCAGCGTCCCGCCTCTGGTGTCCTCACGAACGTTAAGTATAAGGCTGGCAAGCTTTACGGAGACCTCAAGATTTGGTCAGAGAAGATGAAGGACAAGATTCTCTCTGGCGTAAAAGAGCTTTCTCTGGGATATAAAAGCATTTATGAGCGCAGTCGAGGCGTGTTCAATGGTCAAACGTATGACTTTGTTCAGCGCAATTTGCGTGGAAACCATCTTGCCCTCGTTAAAAATGGCAGAATGGGAAGTGAGATGAGGGTGTACGACGCGAAAGAAGCTATGACTTTTGACTCGGTAGAGTTTAACATAAACAATAAAACCATAGAAAAAGGAACATCTGAAATGGCAGACAAAACTGATACTGAACCTCAGAAGGAAGAAGTTAAGACTTCCGATGAGTTCGTTTCGGTAGAGAAACTCTATGCGAAGTTTCCCGAAGCGAAGGAATGGATAGACGCCAACAAATATAAGCGTTCTCCCGAAAAGTCCGACGACGCCGAAGAAAAAGAAGGCGAAAAGGAAGGAGAAGGAGAAAAGGGCGAAGATGGCGTTATCGTTGAAAAAACCGATTCCTCCAAGATTGGTTTCGTTACAAGGAAATCGAATGACGGGGAAGGTGGCGAAGGCAAAGTTGATAAGCGCAAGTTGATTGATGAAGTCGGCGGAATCCTCAAAGGGAAAGTCGATGACGAAATTATCCGCACCGTTATGAAGAAGATGGAAGAAGCTTCTTACAACAAGTCGGAATCGGGCGAAGGTGATGACGGCGAAGAAAAAGACGGAGGAAAAGAAGGCAAAGAAGGAAAAGAAGGCGAAGGTAAGGGCAAGGACGGTTGCGGTATGGATGCTGCAGAAATCCGCAAGGAGGCTATCGCGAATGTTCGCAAGATGGACAGCTTCTATAAGAAGGTTCTGCCTTATACTGGCGCATTTACCTACGACTCTATGGAAAGCCTCGAAGAAATCGCGGAAGAAGCTTGCAAGAAGCTCAAGCTCGAATCCAACGGCAATGCTTTCGCTACTGTAGAAGGGTTTATCGCGGCAAAGGGCAAGGCGCAGGTTCATTACACCCTCGACGCAAACGAATCTAAACCCAAGGGGAAAGACGAAGTAAAATCCCGCTTGGAGGCACTTCTTTCGTAAAACAAATTAACAAAGGAAACACACAATGCAAACTAAAGTAAATATCACACAGGCACTCGGCATTGTTGGCTCGTGGGTAAACGACGCCCTCAAGTCGGCTGTTGGGTATGTAATCAAAGGCTCGAACCAGACGGCGGCTGTTAAGGCTACGGCTACCCTCACGTTCTCGGCTAACGCGGCAGAAGGCGACACCGTAACCATCAATGGTGCGGAATACACCTTCTCGGCGACTGCTTCGGAAAATCCGTTTGTAGTTCTCATCGGTGCGGCAGAAACAAATACCGCAACTTCTCTCGCGGCGGCTATCAACGCAACCAGCCCGTTTGCCTCGGCTAACGCTTCGGCTAAGGTTGTTACGCTTACGGCTCGCGAAGGCGGTACGGCGGCTAACGGTATGGCAGTTGTGTCGTCTACTGCGAACATCGCTGCTACTAACTTCTCTGGTGGTGTAGACACGATTTTTGCGGATAACGCAACTGTTGGCAACGCTTTCACGCTCGACGTTGATGGTCAGGCGAAAATGGGTGGCGCTGGCAAGTTTGTTGGAATTCTCACGAATCCCCACAACTACGCGGTTTATAATCATCTCGAAGCAACGTTGAAGCTCCCCGATGGCACGCAGGGTATCCTCGCTAAGAGCGGCTACCTCAATGTTGTCCTCTCGAACGCTTCGTCGGTTGGCGACAAGGTATACTTTGTACAAGCTACTGGCGCACTCGGCGCGGGTGAGGCAGCTGGCGGTCAAACTCAAATTGCTGGTGCGCAGGTTATCACTGGTGGCGCGGCGGGGTCGGTTGTCCAAATCGGAATCATTCCGCAGGTCTAATAAGGAAGAGAGGATAAACAATTATGCAAACAAATCTGGTTGAAAAACTCCGAATCGCGGCTGGTGCTGAAATCAAGTCGCCCTACAAAGAAACATACGACGAAGCGGACGCTGGCGTATTTGAAGCACTTGGCTTTGGTATGTCGAAGAACGCAGTTCGCGAAATCTCGATGTACAAAGACGCCTACGGCTTCGACGAAGCTCCCGCGCTTCAGACCGTTCCCTCGGTTGGTACTCCTGTGCAGTTCTTGCAGTGGTGGTCGCCGAAGGTTATTAAGACGGTATACGCGAAACGTGCGGCAGACGAAATCCTTGGCGTAACGAACGCTGGCTCTTGGGAAGACGCTGAAGTTGTCGTTCCTGAAGTCGAAACGACTGGTCAGGCTGCTCTCTACGGCGACTATGTAAACGGCGAAAACAGCAACTTCAATGTCAACTTCAACAAGAGAGCGGTAGTTCGCTTCCTCTCGACGGTATCGGTTGGCACGCTCGAAGAAATGCAGATTTCCCGTATGCGTATGTCGGCTAAGGAACGCAAGATGGTCGCGACGGCAAATGCTCTTGAAATCCAGAGAAACCAAGTTGCCTTCAACGGCTTCCTCGTAGGCAATCAGGCGAACTACGGTATCCTCAATGACCCGCGCCTCCCTGCTTACGGCACGCTTCCCGCGAACGACAAGGGCAAGACGGACTGGGCGTCGAAGGCGTACGGCGAAATCGCAAACGACATTCGTACGATGCTCAAAGACCTCGAAGTCAAGATGGCTGGTCTGTTCAGCTCGAGAGACGACTCGTTCACAATGGTTCTTCCGATGGCCGCTTCTCAGGCTATGACCGCTGTTCCGCAGTACAACTCGTATGGATTCGACGGTTCGGTTGAAGCTTGGTTCAAGAAGGCTTATCCCCGCGCGAGAATCATCTACGCTCCGCAGTTCGACAAGGCTCTTGGAGGTCAGAACGTTGTTCTTATCTTCGTGGACGAAGTTGACGGCGAAAAGAACGCAGACCAGTTCATTCAGCAGAAGATGTTCCTCGTTGGCTTCGAACGCCGCGATACCTACATCAAAGAAACTTACTCCAACGCTACGGCTGGCGCATTCTTTGGATATGGGGTTGGCGCGGTTCGCTACGTTGGTGTGTAATCTAAACAATTAACATAAAAGGCGACATATTATGGCAAAAGTAAAGACACACAAAATAGTTTCCACTCTTTCCGCACCCGTAGGGTTTACGGTTTATGAGACTGACGCGCAGGGGAACAAGACCCCTGTGCGAAAAGTCCTGATTGGCGGGGGAGCTAATGTTTGGGACGGCGTTATCGTACCTTCTGGATACGGTACGCTTGTTTCGGACGAGGAACTTGCAATATTGAGGGAAAATTCAGTATTTTGTGCCTTTGAAAAAGAAGGCGGAATCGTAGTAGCCTCTTTGAAGGACAATCAAGATAAGGTCATTGAGAATATGACCGAAAAAGACGCTTCGGCACAGCGCACTCCTGCTGACATTGAAAATCCCAACGTAAAGGTTGCGAATAAAAACGGAGAATTTGTCGTTGAAATTCCTGAAGAAGAGGAACAAAGAGAAAACATAACAGTTTCTTCAAAGAAGGCGCGCAAAGGCAGACCTTCCAAGAAGTAATTCTATAATCGAGAAGCAGTATGGACAGAGATGAGAATCCAATTGAAATAACAGTAGAGGAGTTCAGGGAAAGCTATCCTGAATTTGTGAATCCGCCATATACGGACGCTGTTGTTAAGAGATTCATCAATCTGTCCTACTGCTATATCTCGAATTTAAACTGTGGGTGCGTAAGAGAGGATTGTCGCGCACAAGTCCTTATGCTTATGGCAGCTCATCTAATGGTAATCTGGACTCAAATTCAAAGAAATGGAGGCGTTCCGATGGTTGGGGGTGTATCTATGAGCTTCGGATTAACACAAAAGTCTAAGGTTGGAGATGTGGAGGTTTCGCTTGCAATGCCCAACATTGCGTCTCTCTACCAGTCTTGGATAAACTCAACCTATTACGGGCAATTACTCTACAACTTACTTATGGCACATGCGGCTACGCCTCGATATGTAGGCGGAACACGCAATAGACTTTTCTGGACACACTAAAATGGCAGTACTACTCAGCACATACAAAGATAGCGTTCCTTTCAATGACGGAAAATCCGCCGTAAAGGTTCGCGTGTCCTCCTATTCCAAAGGGGGGACGCAGTTGCTTGATAGAGTGCTTAAACACATCTCAGATACGAGTATAGAAGTCGGATTTTTTGATAAGAAAAATGCTGCCAAAGCCTATCTAATGGAAAAGGGCGGTGTTAGCAATGGTTTCATTCGCGGTAAAGCAGTACCGAAGCGTCCTTTTATGCGTAGAGCATTGGACGCAAAAAAAGATAAGGCTCATAAGCTTATAAAGGAGGCAATATCCGAAGCATTTGAAACGCGAAGAATTGGCGGTATAGACCGCGCGTTCAATGAAGTCGGGGAAATGCTGGTCGAGGAAATCCGAAAGAAGATAAGAGGCGTTCACAAACCTCCGCTTTCTACCAAATCTACTATCCCGATTCGTAAAAAAAGAGGGAATAATAGCAGAAAAGCTCTCATAGATACGGGAGAAATGTATGATTCTGTAGAATACAAGGTGAGCAAGCTTGGTCAGAGAGCCAGAAAGGGGGCTAAATGAGTTTAGGAAACCTTTTGCTTAAGGCTCTGTCGGCAGTTCCCCCATCTTCACTTGTTTACAAGAAGTTTCTGGGAAATAAACGCGCTCCTAACGGAATGCTACTGCCGAATTATGACGAACCTGTGGTAATCTCTAACGCATCTATCCAACCTGTCCCTACGCGGATATATCAAATGCTTGGTTTAGACTTTCAACGGGAATATAGGCGTGTTTTTGTACCTACCTCGGCAGTCTCGCTCGAAAAACAACTTTCCCCTGACATATTTGAATTTGATGGGAATACTTGGCGTTCGGTAGGAAACACGCCGTGGCACTCGTACGATGGTTGGAACGAACTTATTGTTGTGGGGGATAAGACGCGATGAGTATAAAGCTTGAACAACAGATTTATCGCGAGCTTTGCGGGTTGACCGCGCAAGTTCTGAAATCGCAAAATTTGGAGGATTGGGCTAAAAACGTCCTTCAATATGGACAATGCACCCAGCAAGAAGTTCCGTCGCCATCTGTGATGATAGATTACAACGATGGCGCGAAGTATGGGTGGGAATCTAATAAATATAAGTGGGATAAGGGAACTCAGAAGGGCAAGTCTGAGATAAGCTATTATAGGCAGATTTTTGTGGACTTCTTGTTTTTTAGAAATCCGCACGATTTAATTGAAGGAAGTCTTATCCCCGAAACACCAATCGAAGATTCTAATGTGGCGATTGATAAGAATGGTACACTTAGAATGAACAACAGCTCGGTATGGATTACTAAGAATGTATCGTCTTCCGCTTTAAATGTAGAAATATCCCCTAAAACGCACGATTATGAGTCAGGGGTATACATATCACCCATAGACGTGGCGCAACGCGTTAGAACGTGGTTTTTGAGCGATTTAGGCATATCTTCGCTTCGAGAGTTTGGATATGGGATAATAGATTCGTCAGAAATGGAGAATCCCACAATCGAAACAGATGATGAGGTGTACGCTAGAACTCCGAGATTTACGTTAACTTTAGTCGTAAAGGAAACGACTTATTCGGACGTGGACTTCGTAAAAGATTACGATTTTAAAGTAATAGGAGTGTAGAAATTTCACAAATCTAAACTAAAGGAAACAACAATGGCAGTCAAAATCAAATATTGGGTGGACATCACCAGTAGGACGGCAGGAGCGCAAGAGGTTTCTTATAAAGAACCTATCGGGCGATTCCTTACGGCGAACACGCTTGCCCCGATGGGTAAGGTTATGGCGTTTACCGACGCCACGAAAGTAGGGGCGCACTTCGGCGTAAACAGCAAAGAATATGCCCTCGCAAACAAATACTTCGGATTTATTAGCAAGTCTTATACTTCTCCGAAGAAGCTCACCTTCTCGAGATACACTACCTCTGCGGTTGGCGCGCAAATCATCTCGGGAGAAAGAATCTCGGAGAGTGTCGATGGCTTCAAGCTTATAACCGACGGTACTCTTACGATTACCTACAAAGACCCGAATCAGGGTATCATGACTGGTACTACGACGGCTATAAACCTAAGCGAAGCAAGCACGCTAAGTGATGTTGCGACAAAGATTGAAACAGCCGTAAAAGCTATTCAAATTGGAGCACCTTCCAATAAACCCTTCGAGGCAGCAACTGTTGAATATTCCTCTTCTGGAAATCTTTCTCAGAGATTCGTTCTTTCGCTCCCCTCTGGTATGGGTTCGTTTAGCGCGGTTTCGAGCAACGGAGGTACATTGGCAGGTTTGCTTGGTTGGGATTTGGCGAGCAATGTGCTTCTATCCGATGGCAACGCTGGAACAAATAGCCTCTCGGAAGAATGTGAACGCATTATGAACGCCAATGATTCGTGCTACACGTTCGCGTTTGTAGAAACACTCACAATCGAACAGTATGAAGAAGTCGCAAAATGGAATGAAGATAGAAATTCCGACTTTATGTTCATTGTTCCTGTTGGTTCTATAAACGACGCGATTACTTGGGGCGGAACTGGCGACTTCAAGGGAACTCTTTCTCCCTACGACGGAACTTGGATTCAGTTCGATAATCTCAATGAAAATCAGTACTATCAGCCGATGGCGGCGACCGCCTGTATGGACTTGGAACTTGACCATTCGTTGATTAACTACGAATTCCAGAAGTTCCCTGACGACACCGCAGTAGTTGACAATGACAAGAATTACGAGCAACTTACTTCTGCTCGCGTTAATTTCTTGGTTGAAACTGGTAAGAATCTCAAATTCTTGAGCGGTAATGCTTGTCAAGGTGCTACCTCCTCGGCAACTGTGTATGTTGGTTCGATTTGGCTGAAGGATAGAATCATAACCAAGGTTATGGAAGCCTTCTTGCTGAACGACGCCATTTACGCAAACGCCGCCGACTCCTCCAAGATTGCGATGATTTGCAATAACATCTGGGAACTCGGCATTAAGAATGGCGTAATCCAGCTCGGCAAGATTTTGTCCGACGGAGAAAAGGCAGCTATTGAAGCTCTTACGGGGGACAACAAAGCATATCTTACGATTGAGTCGCAAGGCTTCATATTTAATTATTCCATCAAAACCGACAGTGAGACTGGCAAGAAATACTTCAACTATCGCCTCATCTACGCAGCGTGCGATACAATCGCAAAGGTGGAAGGTTTGAATATCGCGCTGTCTTCGCTCAAGGGAAGCTAAACTTTAACACAAGGAGATATTAAGTTATGGATATTACCGCAATAGGTTCTAAGATAACTGTTATGTCTGCCGCGCTTCCTGCAGGCAAGACATTTACAAACGCGCCCGACAGCGATTCGTTTTTTACAATCGACGCAGTTGACATTGCGCAGGTCGAAGTTGGTTTGAATTGCCATAAGATTTCTTGGGCACTCCCGAATAAACTTCGCATTACCGTAAGTCTTATCCCGAACTCGGAGGACGATAAGGATATGCAGAAAATGTTCTGGTACAATCGCCCCCAAAGTATGGCTGCCAACATCGACTCTGTTCAGATTTCCATTACCGAAACTGGGAAGGGTACCCCCGAAATCTACGGCGACTTTACGCTTGTGTCGGGGTCTCCTGCAAACACGGCGGAATCTAACGGGAGATTCTCGAACAAACAGTATGTGTTCGAGGGCGTTACGCGAGTATTCTAAGCTTGACTTAGAATAAACATCTATCGTAAGACAGTAATTGTTATGGCGACAAAGACAAAAATTGTTCAGATAGACGGACGAAATTACAGAATCTCGGAGCTACCTTTGATGGTAGCACGAGATGTAATGTTCAATTACCCGACCACGCTCCTCCCTAAGATAGGAAACTACGGAGAGAATGAGCGTCTTTTCAAGCTTCTTATGAAGTATGTTGAGGTTCAACCCGAACCAGATAAAAATCCCGATTGGTGGATACGTCTCGATACAGAAGAATCAATCAATCAGAATGTATCGGCAAAGGGAGTTCTTGAGCTTGAAAAGGAGGTTATTGACTTTTCCACGGATTTTTTTTCGAGTGGCAAGCTGACCCAAATCGGCACGACCCTTGGGGAACTTGCCCGAAATATCCTTACGAACATAGTCCTTCAATCAATAGCCGAGCTGTCGGGGACAGATATAGTGTCTATGTTAGACAAATCCGTTCTGCCGTCGGAGAAATCGGAGGACACACAAGAGAGTTCTATGAGTACGTCGGAAGATTCTTCGACCCAATCATAGACATAATAATTTACGAGAAAATGGCAACGTTGAGAGAGATAGAGGAATACTACTCTTTCAACGACCTTTGCAAACTTTTAGCTTGCTTAAATCGCAGAAGAAGCGATATTGCGCAGCAAATAGAGGCGAATAGGAATAGATAATGGCAACTTTAGACCGATTAACGTTTTGGCTGGACGTAAAGGGGGCTGAAAAAGTCAAAAAGACCCTTGAGAATATCCAGAAAGCTACATACGCTGAAACCAAAAGCGCAATATCGGCGTTGCTTGAACCTATTCGCAGAAAAGAACGCGAAGAGAAGAAGGCGGAGGCTCTAAGAAAGAAACGGCAGAAGCCTTTAGACCAATGGAATAAGGAGCAAGTTCGCTTCGGGGAAAGGCACGCCCGCACCACTGAAAAGACTTTGACCGCTCAAATGAATACAGAACAAAGAGTTCTGTATTACAAAAAGAGACAGGCTAAGCTCGATAACGAGTTCTCGAAGACTCGTAGGCAAACTCGAGAATGGTATGTGGCACGCGAAAGACAAGAACGAAATGCTTTGGAATTGGCGCGCTCTCAAGGTAGGCTCGAACGCCAAAATACCGCAGAAAAAGCGAAGACTTATAAGGAATACCTTAAAACGGATAGCTTGTCTGCCTACGAAAAGAGGCAAGCTATAGGAGCGGATTGGGTGGCGCGCAAGGAAGCTAACAAGGAGAAAGGGCAGGCTCGCGCCGTTGCCATTGCCCAAAAGAGACAAAAAGAACAAGAACGCGCGACAAATAATCTAAATAAAGCCGCCGATAAACTTGCAAGAGCTGCCGAAAAACAAAAAGCACTCGCAGACAAACAGGCTAAGATTCGATTGGACGAAGTTGTCCGAAGGTCTGCTCAAGTCGCGGCTACTGTGTTGAAAGCTCCCGCTGCTGTGTATAACGCTATGAAGATTTTCAGCGCGAGAACGAGCAATACACTTAGGGCTGAGGCTGCAGACTATTTGGCGGGAGGAAAGGCTGCGCAACAATATGACGTTGAGCTGGCAAGATATGGCGGAACTCGCGGAGAAGGCGTATCGTCTATCCGAAGCCTGTCTTCTGCTTTGGGAGGGCTTAGATACGGTGATATGAGCCTCATTCGAGCCGCTGGAAGATTTGGGATAGGTGGAATATCTCCCTACGATAATCCTCTTGCCGTAAAACGCAAGATTATCTCCAAGCTTCGCACGATGCCTATGAATGAGGCTATATACGCGGCACAACAGCTCGGATTAACCGACGCAGAGTTGAGAATGGCACTCGATACAGGCGCAAGCGTAGGAGGTGTTAATGCTCGAACGAGAGAGCTTGGGGGCTCTGCTATGTCTCGCGATATTGCAACACAGTATGCCCTTACCAATATTGGCTCTACTTGGCTGAATGAAGTTATGGGAGGAACGCCTGCGGCAGCTCTTGAATCACTTGCACCAGTTTTGGGCGGAGCAATCGGTGCGACTGCTCTCTACAATAGAGCAAAGGGAATCGTGCGCGGTGGTAAATTCCTTGGTAAAATTGCTGGAAAAGCAGGGGGCGGCTCTCTGCTTAAAACTGCAGGCAAAATGGGAGGTAAATCTCTTTTGAAAAAGATTCCTATCGCAGGGGCTTTTATTGGGGCTGGATTGGCTATAGACCGCGCTATGGAAGGAGATTGGCTGGGTGCTGGAGGAGAGGCTCTTTCTGGGCTTGCTTCGACAGTTCCTCTTTATGGAACTGCGGCTTCCGTTGGTGTTGACGCCGCACTTGCCGCTCGAGATTTGTCAAGAGGGGCTTCAGGTAGTAGCGCGCAATCCTCTGGGGTGTCTATTGGAGAACACGGAGAAAAAACTCTTCATGTCCCCGCGATATACGCAGATAGTATTATTATAAAACGTTCACAAGATATAACGGAAAGCGCATTCTAATGACCTTAGTAAACGTAATAAATCTTTTAAAAACGGCGTCTGGTTTGATTCTAAACCAGAAAAACGTTGCATTTTACCTCGAAGAATTTTACGAGCCTCCGAATTCTACTCTGCAAAAGTTTGGCATAGATACAAATACAGTATTAGGTGGTATTTTTAGCGGTAAAAACAAGGAGGTTCTTGTTGGTGGAAAATCGGGACTTGGGGATGTCGCCGATAGTATTTCAGCCTTTATCCTTGAGGCAGAGCCTTTATCAGCAAGGGGCGAAAAGGATAGTGTAATATTTGACCATCCCCTCGAATGGGACATTTCAAAGGATAATAAAACGGCGCAGAGATTCATTACCGACCACTCTATCGTTTTGCCAAAAACTTTTGATGTCGCGCTTGTGCTACCTTCATTCTTGTATACGAGTGTCGCGAAAGAAATAGATGAGTTGTATATGAAGAAGACTTTGATACGAATAATAACAAAGGCTGAATCTTACAGGAATATGGTTGTTAAATCCGTTCAACAGCCATTGGAGGTCAAGAGGCTTAGCCGATTAGTCTATCCCATTCACTTTAGGGAGATTCAGTGCCTTTATCATGATTATAAGATTTCTAAAAACGGAGAGAACCAATGATTGAAATATCTATCCAAAAAGAATACGACCAAACAGTTCCCTTCACATACAAGACAAACTCTTATACGATTCGTTTGTTTTCTTGGCAAGGTTTCATTATGGCAGATGTTAAAAGTGGAGACAAATACATTGTCGCTGGAATCTTGTGCACAAACAATACCAACATTGTTCAACATTGGGATTCCAAATTTGGTAATTTCAGAATCGTAAACAATGCAAACGATGAAAATTATCCAAACGTAGAAGGGCTTGGGGATAAATATAAACTCTTCTACATAACGCCCGAGGAGTTGTAATATGGCAGACCTTGTTGCCGAACCTATATCAACGCAAATATCAAGGGGCAAGCGTTATGAAATTCCTAATCGGAGAATCTATGTCCAACTTATTAACGGCGTTCAGAGTGCCTCGGGATATGAAAGCGTAAAAGATATAAACTTTTATGGCAATAACTCGGAAACAGTTGTACGATTTTCTCGTACGTTTGGGGGGTTAGGAAAGGCAGACATAACCTTATATAATCTGCACCCTCAGACAATAAATGAATTTACTCAAACAAGCTATCTCCCTCGAGTTCCTAATCGCATAAGAATATATGCTGGATATGAAGAACCAGAGAAAGGTGGCGTTGGACTTCTTTTAGGAAATCCAATTTATGAAGGTTATATTTTATGGGCAGCACCAGTTGGGATTACGGATATTGCGCTTCAAATTGAGGCAATGGAGGAATTTCCTGAGTTAAATTATGACATATCCCTATCGCCTTCGGACGGAGGAAATCCTGAGGATACTGATTCTACTGAGATAATAGATGTGGTTTTAAAGCACGCGGGTTTTGAAACAAACTACGAAGCATTATATCCTTTAGCTGATATAACACCCTATGTTCACCCTAAAGGCGTGGATTTTGTGAATTATTCTTTCTCTGGAAAGATTGCCGATTTCCTGCAAAAAGAGCTTTTTAGGTTCAACCGAATGCAATTCATAATCGAGGGTAAGACTGTTTTCTTGCGCCCGAACTCCGAAGATGAGAATCTAATCCTGACACAGACTAAACTTCCGATTGACCATTTTATCAGTGGAAGGCTACAAGAGGATATAGATGGCGTAGAAGGCGTTAAGAGTGCGTTCGATACATTGATGATAGGCTCGCCGTCCGTATCATATTATGGGGCAAATATAAGGGTTCTATACACAAAGAAGCTAAAAGCTGGGGATAGATTCAAACTCATCAGCAGGCTTTATCCTAAGTTCAATTTTGTGTACGAGATAATAAATATAAAATATGACTTGCAACTTCGTGGGCAGAACTTTTATATGGACTTAGAATGTATAAGGAGTAGGAATAGCAAATAGTGGCAAAGATAGTTTCAGTGAATAACGGCAGTAATGCCATAATGGGAGCTTCATTTCAAAATGACGCAAGCTTGCTGTATCCCACTAAGGCTTCTCAGAAGCAAATTATGCGAGAGTATGTACTATCGTCTATTCAAGTCAAACTTCCTGCGTTTGTTGTCGCGTATGATTCGGACACAAATATCGCTACGGTAAGGATTGCCACAAAAAAGAAAACAACCCACAAGGACGACGACGGGAAATTTATGGACATAGATTACCCCGAATATCGCGTTCGAGTCAACCAGCCGCTTGCGAATGCAGATGGAGGCGGAATTGGGATTATCTTTCCCATAACAATAGGAGATACTGGGTGGATTGAGTCCGCAGACTGTAATTGCGATTCTTTTTTCTCCGACCCTTCCAAGATTCAAGATTCTTCTGATGATTTTGGTAGATTTCTATTTCAGTATGGCTGTTTTACTCCGTGCGCGTGGAAACCAGAACTCGATTGGAAGATTTTGGAGGAAGATAAGGGGTGCATAGCGATTCGCAACACCGAAGGCGATATGCGTATAACCCTAAACCCTAAAAACAAAGAAATACGCATAATAACTCCTGTAAAGATTACTTGCGAAACTCCGTTGGTGGAGATGAGTGGAAATCTCAACGTAAAGGGAGGAATTCATAGCGATGGCGATACCACGGCGGGCGCGATTAGCCTAAAGAATCACGTTCACGGCGGAGTACAAGGCGGAAGTTCTACAACAGGAAAACCTTCATAATTTTGAGAAATGGATACCTTAGGAATCATAAACGACCAAATTCCGAACAATTTCACGGAGTACGAAACTTCTTACGGTGATATTTATTTGGACGACAATGGAAATCTTGCCATTAAATCTGACGAGCAAGCTATTTTGGATATTCTGACGAACCGAATAAGAACGAAAAAGTATGAAGTTCAATACGATATGAACAAGGGAGTTCCTTATTTTGAGACAATATTTGCTAACACAGGATTGCTTGGATTGTGGCGTTCTTATGTAATCGAAGAGATAGAAAGAACTTCTGGTGTTATTTCAGTAGAAAGCTTGCTTTATTCTCTTGACGAAGGGAATAAAAAACTTTCATATACTTGTCAGATAAGAACAATTTACGGAGAAACGAGCTTAAATGGAACTGTATGATTATGTTGTCGCGGAGGGCGTAGTAGTCCCTAAGACGAGCGAAATTCTTGCGGATATTCAGCAAAAATGGTTGAATATTTTTCCGTCTATGAATTTGGATTCGTCTACGCCTCAGGGACGCATAATTGAATTGCTCGCCCAGATACGCAAAGAGGAACTTGGACTGGTAGCACTACTCGCGAACCAAATAAATCCTCAATATGCCACTGGAGAAAGATTGGACGCAATTGCGGGGTTGTTTTATATAAAAAGACGCGGGGAATCCTACACTACTGTAAACGCGGTTCTTACAGGAAAGCCTCTCACTTATTCTACCGCAGAAATCGTTTGGTCTGATGCTGGCGTTGCTTCTGGAGATGCTATCACGATAAACAATAGCGTTAGTTTTATATTCGGAACAGATATTGCAATAGGGGAAAATCTGACGGAAACGAGCAATAATGTTGTGGAAGCTATAAACGGGAACTCTTCATTAAATCAAATAATGGAGGCGTCCGCAATTTCGGACGGAACTGGAGTTAAAATTGTATCTACAAAGCTCGCTTCTTTGGCGGATGACAATTTTTATAGAATCTACATAAACTACGCGGCGGGAACGTCTGATAATACTCCTAAATCTATTTCTTCCACAAAAGGGGATACGTTTATCGAGGCAGGGAGTATAGCCTCGGATTCTTCCAATAATCTGTATTCATTAAGTGAATCTGTTTTGCTGGATTCTAATGGCACTGGAAACGGAGTTTTTGTATGCACAAAAGGTGGAGAAATACCTTGCCCTCAAGATACTTTGACTACTATCGTTTCCTCCGTAGATGGATGGGAAACAGTGAACAATCCTTCTGCGGGAACAATAGGCTCAGAACGCGAAGGAGATGAATCTCTTTATCGGAGATATAACCTATCTAAGGCTAAATACTCAATGGGGTACGTTTCTTCGATTTTGTCGGCATTATATGATATTGAAGGCGTTAAATCCGCTTGGGTGTATGAGAACGACACAAGCCTCCCCAAGACACACAATTCTGATTCTACAATTCCTGTGGGAGAAACAGTAGACCCACACAGTGTATTCATTATTGTCGATGGAGGGAATGCGAGTGGGAATTTTGATGAACAGGTTGCTACGGCAATAATGAAAAAGAAGAGCGCAGGCTGTGGAATGACCTCAGCAAACGAAAGCCTTTCTAATCACGCCACGGTTCATAGGATAACAATTTCTCCTGAAATAGGAGGTGGAACTTTTACGGCGGTTTACAATACGCCTGCTTCAATTCCGATTTTTATTTCAATGCAGGTTTCCTTGGGAAATTATACGGGCTCGGATATTCAGGAAGATATAAAAAATACGCTCGTAGAATGGGGCGCAGGAAATTTGAATAATGAAGAAGGACTTACGATTGGGAAGTCTGTTTCTCCGTTTAATATCTCCTGTGTGGTTCAGAGGACTCTCGGAATATATGTCAAAGATTGCAAAATAGGTACATCTTTCAATAATCTGGGTTATAATGAAATACCGATTGAGATAACTAAAAAGGCTGTACTCATTGATAGCAATATGATTATTAACGCTTAGGTTCATTTATGAAAATAGGAGAGATAAGCTACGACTTAAGAGAGCCGAATAACGTGTTTATTTGGCAATATTCGCGCGCGGCTAATCTCAATCGTATCCTTGAGGCAGAAATCGACTTTTACCAAAAAGCAGTAGGAGATTTCTACACTGACTGGGAGAAGGATGTGTTTAACCTCAAGACCGCAAACTCGTTCGGTCTTTCGGTGTGGGCTAAGATTTTGGGCGTATCTCGACCATATATATCTCCTCAAAATTATGCCATAGACAATAGCACAACATTGCGGTTGTATAATCCTAACGATGAAACGTGGCACTCTATTTGGTTATCAGGGGCATTGCCTGCTCTTAATGTAGAAGTTAGGTCGGAAAGTCAGAATACCCAAATACCAAACTTTCCTCTTGATGATGAAGCCTTTAGGAAATGTCTTTTAGCAAAGCTCCAACTATTGTATAGTAATGGAAGCGTCTACGACATAAACAAATATTTATCGAACATATTCACTGGTAAGTCGGTCTACATTCAGGACAACTACGATATGACTATGAATATCGTGTTTTCCGATACTCCTACGGATGCGGATTTGACTATTATAACAAGCCCTGACTTTTCCCCTAAGGTTGCTGGTGTATTTTTGAATACAGGTATAGACCTTTTGAGTAAAAATACTTTTGGTTTTGAACAGAACGATTTGGCTACTTGGATAAACCGAGCTGAATCAGACCCCAAGAAGGTTGAACAAGGATACGGAAACTTTTATAACTTATTGATTTGAGATATGGCAGGATTTGGAAGAGCACTAAAAGATAGGGTCTTGGCGGTTTTTGGCGCGAAGAACACAGCTTATACTAATACCATTGACATAGGCGGTACAAGTCAGCCTACGGACAACAAGGCTACTTGGAATTATGGATTCCCAAGTAAGACGATGTTGCCCGTAGATACAACTAATCCCAGCGCGGGTGGCATTCCTCCGAATGGCAAGGATATGAACGGAGTTCTGAATAGTATATCAGCTGAATGCTATAATGCGATGAACGGGGCGATGGCGAATGAATGGATTTCCCCTAATGTATGGAGAAGCGTGGATTCTTCTTGGAGTGGATATAGCGCGGGCGCGATTGTCCTTTATCCCGCAGGTAATACTGCTACAAAAAAAGAGTTTTATCAATCGGTGGCGAACAACAATAACGACACCCCCTCACAGTCCGACAAGTGGGTTAAGGTTAGTACATTTATAAATCCCTTTGGTGTTTTCCCAAACTACAGCAATGGGCTTTCTATTTTTAATAATGTTTCAAACCATTCTAACAATAACTTTAATTATCAACTCCCAGCTCACTGGGGGTGGGTGTGGGCTTCTACATTTAATGACGAATGGTTTCATTCATTGATTGTAATAAATGGTTCTGAATTCAGAATCGGAGGAGGTAACTATGACGAAGGGACAGGAACAGGAAGCTTTTTCCTTCCCGTTCCTCCGAAATCGGTGATAAATAAATATGAACGATTAGGAACGCTTCGCTTTTATTACAGCTACGATAATTGGCAAAGCTACGCAAATATTTAAATCTATTATCCTGCAAATGGACACCATTAAACTACAAGAGGCTATCATTCAACAAGGAATTGGATAATAATCATATATAAACAAAAGGTCTATGGCGGACAAGAATCAGAATTTTAGGATAACGACAGACTACGTTCTCGAACTTTATTGCGTGGACGACGGTCTGTTTCACAAGATTTGGATTGAGCAAGATAGAGATGGGAATCCTACGCTTGGCATAGCGAAAGAAGCGGACACGGAATCTGAAGAGATTACAGATTGGGATTTTGCCAAGCTCCAATTTCCTATACCCCCTGAATCAGCAAAATATACAACAAATTATAATGTTGACTACTCTCAAATAATTAGGATTCTTAATACTACAACGGGGCTTTGGCACGTTGTAAGTGTAGGCGGAGACCTTGATAATCCCACTTTTGAAATTGCGAAAAACGGAGACAATATATAATGGCATTTAATCCTCCAGATGGAAATCAAACAATAATGGTAGACAAGGATTCTGTTTTGCAGAACCCCCAGAACATATTCACGACCTCTCCTGTGATTTGTCAAAAGGGATGGCATTATAACTTCATAGACAAAAGCGGGATTGGGTCATCAAGCACTTGGGCGAGCAAGAATAGTGTGCTGGTGCTTTATCTGTCCGAAAGTTTTGTCTTGGAATCCGCAACAGGAGGAGTGGAAAATCCTGATTTCGTTTCTGGATTCGCTGTTGGCGATACTGTTTCATTTGTCGATGACAACCATATGGTGGACGCATTTGAAATTACAGCCATAAGCGGTAATAAAATCACAATCAAAGGAGGAGATAGTTCCGAAGCCTATGGAAAAATAAACGAGGCCGCAAACGGGTGGGTAAGCCTCAAGAGAGGACAAGTTCTCAATAATGATTATTCTATTTACTGTACTGCCAAGCCTACTGTTGGAAACTCAATTATGTTGAGCGGCACTATATCGAATGGTACAAATGTCGTTTTGGGTTCTGAGGCATTCGTATGGGGTAGAGGCAATGCAGTAAAAAGCGACAAGAGTTTTACGGCTGGAGACGGACTTCTGAATGAAACCTATAACGCATTCATTGCGGGAAGATTCAATGCTCCAAATCCCGACAATGACCCGTTTATAATTGGGATGGGTACTTCCGATACAGACAGGCAAAACGGTCTGGCTATAGGTGGGTATGCTACGGCGGAAAGCTATCTAAAAACAACTAAAAATAATTTTAGGTTCAATAAACCTGTTAAAATAGATGGCACTACCTCCAGTAGGGTTGTTGTTACGGACTCCAACAATAAGATTTCCTCTTCTTCGGTTACGTCTACGCAACTCGGTTATTTGTCTGGGGTAACTTCTCCAATTCAGACCCAAATAAACAATCTGTCCACTTCAGTAGGAAACAAAGCCGAAAAAGACGCTTCCAACATTAGCGCAGGTAACATTACGTCTTGGAAAGAAAAACTCGATATAGACACATTAGAGACTGAAATAGATACCAAAGCTACAAAGGCAACGACTCTTAGTGGATATGGCATTACTGATGCTTATACAAAGACTCAAGTCGATTCCAAGGTTGATGCTAAACAAGATAAGACCGACAACACGTTAACCACAAACGACAAAACAATTGTCGGTGCTATTAATGAGGTTAACAACTCACTTATTGAGAATCCGAATGAGCTTGGACTTACTCAAATCCTAAAGCAAAACGGCGGGCAGTTGTATTTAAACGGCGGATACGCTACTACGAATTGCAAACCGACGTTCGGCGCGGCTCAATCTTTGATGTTTACCTACGAGGTCTCCGAAGTCGAAATCGATTCAAACTATTGGGCGATTATCGGGAATTGTTTTGACCAATACGTGGGGCAAACGGGTATTTCGTTCGCAAAGTTAAGCACTTCCGCAAGAGTCGGTTTTAACTGGGGCGGTACGGGCGATACCAGAACATTGAAAACCGTGCAAATTGCGCAATTCGCCGACGGCAAGCCGCACGCGTGGGCGTTGGTTTGCGGCAAAAACGAGACCAACGGATTTTTGAAACTCTATCGCGACGGCGTTTTGATAATCTCGGAAACCTCGCTTGCGCTATTTGAGGATTTCACGCCCCAAAACGGTTTTTATTTCGGCAGGGCGCAATCGACGGCGGCAAATGTCGTCCCCGCAAAAGGCAGGCTCTCGCGCGTTGCGTTTTTTAACTTCGACGTTTCCGAATCAAACGCCGATTACACGCTTGCTGATTATCAATCTGGCAAATCTATTCCGCCGTCTCTGCTTGATGCAACAGAGGGTAATAGGGCTGTTTTAAATCTCGAAAACTACACAATAGCTCGAAACACTACGACACGGTTAGTAAAAGACCTTTCATCAGGCGGGAATGACGCGACTGTTACGGGTAACATTGCTGGTGATATGGATAGGCGAGTTGAAGTCTTTGTGGACGAACTAAAGACGCAAATTGCGCAATCAACTGCAACAGCTTAATAGGAGTAAACTTTATGGCGAAGAATATATTACTTAAATCAAAAGACGGCGTGGAGGTGTCCTTTGCGCTCACGCAAATTATCCTCAAAGGGGAAACAACGATAAAATTCCCGAGCGGAGAAAATTGGTCGGACGGTGCGGCGAAAAGCTATGTTTACGGAGACAGCTATATCGCACAGATACCCGATGCAATGCTCGCTCAGATTGCCGCGCTACTTATACCTGCGCCAGTAGTTGACGAGCCGACGGAAGGCGGCGAAGGGCAGTCGGAAAGCGGCGGGACACAGGAAGGCGGGGCTGAATAATGTATTCGGCCGGCGACATCGAAAGGCTGCTTGTTCGCGTAAAGAATTTCGGTCTCGAAGCTCCCTCCGAAATGCTCTCGGCTAATGCGGAAGAGCTTATTGCCGTCTGCAATGGCGTGGGGTGTGAGCACGAAGAGCATATCGCGAGCGGTGCAAAAAAAGCGTTATGCCGAGTTATGGCGTTTGCTGAGTGTTCCGCGGCGATACACGATTGGTGTTATGCGCACTCCGACGGTACGGAAGACGGACGAGAAAGGGCGGACAAGCTTTTTAGAAAAAATATGCTCGACGAAATCGAGGGGCGCAAGGTGCGCTTTAAATGGCTGAAGCAGTGGATTGCGCTCAGAGCGTACGAAGCCGTCCGCAAATACGGGCGCAGTGATTGGTGCATTGCATTCGCGGAAAGTCAGACGAAAGGCAAATAATGGATACGATAACGAGTCTATGGGATAGCGGCTTTCTGGGCGCTATTTTTACCGCTATAATTACAATGTTTGGGCAGCTCTCCGCGCTCAATACGCAAAAGTTTACGGCGGTTTTGGAGACGTTGCAAAAGCAGCAGTCGGCGGACGTGTCCGCGCACGATGCGGCGTTTGCCCGAACCAAGGACGACGGCGGAACGTGGGTAAGGCGCGTTATGCTCTTTATGGCGTTCTTTGTCTTGGCAATTTGCCCGTTTGTATTTGCGTTTTTTGCAGACATTCCCGTAGCGGTCGAGACGGTCGAGCAGTCTGGGGGCTGGCTCTGGGGGCTGATTCCAGAAAAGGAAAAATTTGCGGTGGCGTATGTCAACGGCTTTTATCTGGCTGATGTTTGGAAAGAACTTATGGCAAATTTGATTTCCGCGTACATCGGTGCTGCTATCACGCGAAAAGCGTTTAAAATAGGGAAGTAGAGATGGATAGAGAACCGAAATTTAAATTCGATTTACAGGGATTGATTCGCACGGGTATTACGATTGCTACCATAATTGGCGCGTATTATGTGGACAGGGAAACTACCAAGAACGAAATATCCTACAATGCTCGGGACATAGCGGTTTTAAAATCCGACATCGCCCAACACATAAAAAACACCAAAATCTACACTATGGACGAACTCACGGACAAGTTTGTCCTCAGAAAAGAATGGGAAACCAACCATAAGGCATTGCGAGATGAAATGGCATACATAAGAACCCGAATCGATGCAATTTACGAAAAAGTAATCGACAAGAAGTAATCTTAATAGTTTTGTAAAAAAAGGAGAGAGACGCCCTAAAAAAGAGCGTCTCTCTTTATATGCCACATTATATCCCTAATATCGGTAAGAAAGGTTTTGTTGCGGAAGTAGCGAGGAGAAAAATATGAAAAAAAACTCCTGCTACTTATTGTTTTACAAAGCTCGATTGTAGAAAGTGTAAGCCAACCGAATACTTCAACCGCAACTATACTCACTCAACTATATATGAACAAAAGAACAAAGGTTTGATTTTATTCGCCTTTCATTAGAACTCTGCTCAACAGAGCGAAAGATTGGCGAAGGTTGTTAGAAATTCTTCCGAGTAAATCAAAATCCCCTTGAAAACGGTCTTTGTTTGCCTTTTCCTCAACAAGGTATATAGTCTTCCTTATTAGCTCGAGCAAATCGTTTTTAGAGGGTGTTTTGAAGGTTTTAGAGGCTATTTCGGAATAGATACTTGCAAGTTCAGGAGCTTCCCCTGTTTCAGCCATTATAATGGATTCAATTATGGAGTCCTCGAAATCGTACATATCTTTGGCGATTCTATCCATCAAAAGATGATTACTGTAGAAACAATCACCCTTTTCGGAATAGTGAAGTTGCTTTGCGGTTATGCGAATCAACTCCAACTGTACAATCAACTCTTCCATTAGCTTCTAAATCTCTTTTTGAATACCCTTACGATACGAATCCACACGGGTACGTCAAGAACATTTTTTTTATATTTTTTAGGATTTCTGACAAAAACAGAAGCCTTGTCCTTGAAAGGATATATTTTGTTAGGGATTTTCTTCTTGGGTTTATTAAAAGCAATCGTAGCGGTCTTTGTTTGCTTCATTCTATGATGCTCCTTTTGATTCTCGGATTCGTTTATCATCTTCGCGCTTGTGTTTTAGCCAATCAATGTATGATTTGGTTAAATCTTCGTTAGGAACTTCGTACATTCCATTGTCCATAACCTCCCCGAAGAACTCCATTTTCCCCTGCTTTAGCGAAGCTAAATAGTCGGAAAATACTTTAGGAGTAGTATCGGTTGGTGCGAAGGCATACCACCATATCCACGCCTCATAGTGATTTAGCTTCATTGTTTTTCTTGTCCTTGAAAAATGAGTTTCTTGCCTTCCATTCGTATTCACACTCGAACTTGGTTTCTTGCGCTGTTCTCTCCGAGTGAATCTTGGTTTGATTGCTACACTCTTGGCAGAAAATCATTCCATATCTTTTAAGCCTTCCCGTGTTATCGGGTTCAGCCCATTCCTGATACATCGCGTGTCCTCCGCATATAGCACAAGGCTCTTTTGTTGCGTGAATAACTCCACGGGTAATTGTTTGGCTCTTCATTCTTTTGTCGCTCCGTATTTTGTTTTAAAAAGTAAAAGGAGATAGCCTTGCAAGGTTGCAACGAGATTTCCCGTCGCCTATCTCCCGAACTTTCGTTCTTCCTAATTTGCTTAAGACACTACCTATTAGGCGTCAGCAGTATCTCCATAAGATTTTTCTATTTTCCCATTTGTCAAGCAAACAAGCACGGGTTCTTTAGTTTTTGCCCACAGCTTGCTTTCTTTGTTGATTTTCGGAGAGCCGAACTCAAAAAAATCTGCAACTGTTTTTAAGGGCATTTTTCTACCCTTAGGGGTTAAATTAAAATCAGACGCCGCTTGGTTGATTTTGGCTATCGCCGTTTTAGGAGCATCATCCTCAGGGATTTGAACTACCCAACCAGAGAAATCCATACCCGTTTCAGCAATCTTCCCGTACGGGTCGTTTACAACGATTACAAATTGCTTCTTCACTGTAGGCTCTTTCTCCTTGTCGGATTTAATTGCATACGATTCGCTCTTGATTCGATTCATAATTTGGGAACGCTTTTGAGAGTCTAAATCCTCTAACTTAAGTGCTGCTTCTACTATTTCAATATCTACTTTTGCCATATTATTTATTCCTTTTCTTGCTGTTTTTCATTTGGGTTTATAAAAATTATCTTTCGATTCAATCCGAACTCATCTATATGAAGATTCCCACACTCTTCTTTTGGAAAGTCCTGAGTTGGAAGGCACGTCTTGTTTTGTTTTGTTTTATCTTCAATTAACTTACTTCCAATGAAAGACAACATCGGAGACAGCAATATAATGATAGGTGCGAGCGGTAGTTCCAAATAAAAGAGAATAATATCCTTTGCCTTTGGAAGTGTTCCAAGTTTTGCCTGTTCAGCCATTATGTAATTGTACCACACAACATACGCAATAATGCTGGTGATGTATCCTGTTATTAGTATTTCAGTGCTCATTTTTTTATTTCACGGTGTTTTGTTGAAGTGCCTTATGTTTTTATCCATAAGACACTTGTTATTTCATTTTGTTAATTCACAGATGTCTTATTATTTTGGATACGGGTGTCGCGTTTTCCCGCCTCCAAAATCGGCAATCCAGCTTCTGTGGGAACATAAATAACATTCTGTTGATTGTCATTAAGTCCATTTATCCAGAGATAGCGCAAGTAAGCTTCATTACCCTTAAGTGAATCTCCGATGATTTTGTTGGCCTTTGCTACACCTTCCGCGCGGATTATTTCCGCGTCAGCAAGGCATTGGGCGGATTCCTTTTGTGCTTTAGCTTCTTCAACTGCAATTTGTCGATTTTGCTCGGCTTTGCGAAGTTCCGCTCGTCCACTTAATTCAGCCGCCCATACGTTGTATTGGGGTAATCCCCACAAGACAACGGGGAGAGCCGCCAAGACGATTAACGCGCCCAAACAACCTATTTTTTGCATATCTTCGTCCATTATTTACCTTTCGTCTCCGTCGCCCTGAATCTTACCTTCCGCCTGTCTCTTGGCGAGCTTTCTGATATTCGCTTCAAGACAATCGGAAGCTTTAATCATTAGGCATTGACATATGCGTTTGAGGGTACTTATTTGTGTGCTTACATCTATGAACAACTCGTTTCCGTCTCTTTCGGGGAAGAACCAGAAAGGAAGTCGGAATCCGTCAACTCTTGTGGGATTTGTATTTCTAAAAGTATCTGAAAAACTCTCCTTTTTGAGTTCGCAGACGAGAGCCAAAGACCAGAATATGTCGCCCAATTCTTCCTTAATTTCATTGCGCTTGCCGTCGAGCCATTCTTGAAGGGACTTGCTGGGCATAGAATTTGCGTCCATTCTGACAAGCTTTGCTCTTGTTCCTTCAATTTTGGCAAGGGCTTCGTGCCATTCGGAAAGCAATTCTGGAATTGCATATTCCAAGCACTTGCACTGAGGTAGGCACGTTCTCATTGCGAGCTTCTGATAGTTGGATACCGTTACGCGTTCCCGTGCTTTTTTAGGGGTGTTTTTGGCGGTTTTAGAGGTGTTCTGTATTTTAGTACCCGTGCACTTGGATGTGGAGATTGCAGATGGCTTTGCCTTTGTTGTCTTTTGAGTATTGGAAACCACTACTTTCTTAGATGGAACTTTACCCGTGTTTTTGGTGTCCTTCTTTGTTTTTGTTGTCGCATTCTTTTTCATTGTTATTCAGCTCCTTTGTTCGTTGTTTTTTCTTCGAGTTTGATTGCGAAATCTTTTACTTTTTGTTTGTTCGCTGGTTTTACCCAGACTTTTATTTCTATTTTTCTCTCAGATTCGGGAAGAGGTCTTCTTCCTCGCTTTGCTTTAGTTTGATTATTCATACGCATATGTTCCTTTTAGTTTGCTTTTGATTTTGTTTCTAAGCTCTTCTATGTCATTTGAGGATTGACTTAGGTCTATCGAATCCATCGCCATTGTTATGAAAGCCATCTCCTTTTGGGTTAGGTTTACAATACGCCCCAGTGCATCGTTTGGATAACACGGGATTAACTTTGCGTAGACGAAATCCGTGCCATTGTGAGATATTAGCTCGTATTCGGTTTTAAGGCTCGGTTTTTTCATTGCTCCCTCCTTGCCAATGCGTAATTGCACTTGCGGATAATGCTTTGTTCAATCTCAGGTAATTCGTGGGCACGCGGGTAGCGGTCGCGGAACATTCGGCGGATTGCGTCGAGTTCATCGGGCGTAAACGTCGGTTGAACGCGTCTGTTCCACTCGTTGATAGCTTTTTCGGGCGTATCGCAAATAACGGTTGTCGCCCTGCATTTACAACAGGTGATAGAGTAAGGGGAATGCCCGATAAGTCGGGCTTCTCCGCCACAAAACGGGCACGGTTTTAGTTCATTGTTCATCGCCTGCTTCCTCCAAACTCCAGCATTGTTCGTTCATATATGCACACCACCTGCAAATAATAACCTGCGCTTGTTTTCTCGTCTTCGGTTCTCCACTCCAAAGCAACATTGAACCTTTCACTTCGTCGCCTTCGCGCCGTACAAAATAAATTTCAGTTGCAGCGTCGTCCGTGACGACCTTGAAGTAGAACGGACATTCTTCGCTAAGCGGCATAATCCTGTAAGACTCATATTTCATTCAGCGACCTCCATTTCCCAAGTGTAAACGTCGCCGTCGATTTTCGGACACACGCAACCAGCAATGGGTCGGGCATTTTTGAATCGAACCAATATGTTTGAACCTGCTGCCAAAAAACGAGGTTCTCCGAGTTCTTTCGCGCACTTGCCTCCAAAATGCCCAGAATACCAGTCTACCCCATTGTCGGAAAATTCGCATTCCTTTCCGATTTCCAGCTTGCCACTTCCGCTAAACTGCTCCTCCGAAATCCACTTGATAACATTTTCGAGATATTCGTCGCGCTCGTTATTGGTTTTAAAATATTCGCTACCTATAGCGTACATTTCCTCTGCGTTTACAGGGGAAATGTATACGGCTTCGCGTGAAAAATCTACTCCGTATTTAGTGAGAATTATGTGTTTGGATGCCTCGAACTGCCCCTTGACTTCGAGTTGTTGCGCCGCAAGTGCTTTTTCAAGCTTCACAAACCTGATTACAAGTTTCTTTGTCATATTTCTATCCTTTCTTAAATATCTCTTTCTTTTTGGACTTGGTATCCATCTCGAGCGGTATAAATCAAATTTTCGAGTTGGTTTTCTGCGTGGGCTAAATCCCTTTGGAGAGATTCTATTTCCCACTTTAGCCTTTCGATTTCAGTTTCGAGTTCTTCTTTTTGTTCTTCGTACGCGTTGTATTCTTTGTTCATATTTATGCCTTTCTTATGAGTTTTTTGAAATCTGTGTAGGAAATGTCGTAGTGGGCTTCCGAGTTTGTTTCTCCTATAAGAACACACGTTCCCTTGTTGTCGGGATATGCCGTCTGAACATAGTTGAGATTCAGAATGGAATCTTCTATTTCCACGAACGGATATTTTATTACGCGTGCCTTAACAGCAGACGCAACGTTGCTCTTTGATTTGTTTTCTTTGTTCATATTTTATTTCTTTCTTGTTTGAGTTTGTGCACCTATCTTCGCACATTGTTTTCATTTGTCAAGGCTTTTTTTAAGATTTTTTTAATGGAGGTAAAAAACTTGATTCATATTCACTTGTTGTTATCCTCCAACTGCTTGATTGCGTCTTCGAGGTAAAACTTTGCTTTCTCGAGGTCTTCAATTTGTTTTTGCTTGTCGGATAGTCCCGCTTCTTTTTTCTTTCCAGCTCGGATAACATACTTCACTACGTTTCCAATGTTGAAAGGTAAGTCTCGAACAATGTCCAACACCTCAATGCCATTGGAGAGCTTGTAATAATTGGGGTGTTCTACCCTGTTTTCTGAACCCATTGTTCCATGTGGAACAAATCCCTTAGGTGTAATTTTTTTTCCGAGCTGGGAGAACGGCTTTGTGTGAACGAGAAAAGTCGTACCCCAAGGAGTAGATATGTCCTTAAGATAAATTCCCTGCCTACTCTCTAACGTCGCTTTCACACTGCATATAGGAGACGTGGAAAAAATGTCTTCACCCTGTTTGAGCATAATAATAGAACCAAACTCCCACGGCAGTCCTGAGGATATAAGGTAAATATTATTTTTGTCTACCTTAACATTTCCCTCTTTTGTTTCAATCGTTATCATTACTATCTTTCCTTTCTTGTAAAAACCACTCTGTCGCAAAATTCGTTGAGCCGACGGCTGAATGGTTCATAGTTGTTTTGGTCGGAGAATCTCGCCTTGAGCGTTTCTCCTTTGTAGTTTGTTGTAAAAATCGTCGGCTTTAGGTTTGCCGCTCGCTTCTCGAATATCTGAAAAACGGAAACTTCATATCTCTCAGTGAACTTTTCTTTGCCGAAGTCATCAATGACGAGCAACCCGCAAGTCTCGAGCTTGCGCATTAAATCATCATAGGACTTCGCCTTGTTTGCAAAACTGCCCATAATAGCCCTTTCAAGCTCTCCAGCATAGTAAACCATCAACGAAGTGTTTACTCCTACTAAATCGACCGAAATTAGGCGTTTTAGGAGCAATGCAATCGCTCTTGTTTTCCCGCAACCTGTCCTTCCGATTATCGCCATTCCTTTTGCACCCATCTTCCAAGATAGAACCTTGTCGAGAACATCGGGATTCACCAAGTTCTGCCTTAGTCTGGCTTCGTCAGTATTGCGGTAAATTGGAGGAATACTGGCTTCGATTGCGTCGTGGATTTGTACGCCATAGGTTTCTTTGTTGAGGTAAGCCTTTTCACAAGCCTTGTTGCAGAAACCCATTCCATTGACGTATTTAATGGCGTTCGCGCCAAGAGGTCTACCGCAATTCGAGCAAACCCTTATTTGGTCTTCGATTTGCTCGAATTGAGCAAGACTTTCTTCGAGAGAAAAAGGTATGCTATCAATAGACTTTGGTTGGCTTTCGGATTGTTCCATTTTTTATTTGTCCTCATTGTCGAAAATAGCGGGGAAGTGATAGGTGAGCAATGCTTGAACCAGTTGCGCGACTTTTTGCATATCTGGGTGAGCTTGGTGAGATAGTCTAAGCTCGAGGAAATGCTTCCAGCTTCTAAGATTCATCGTTGCTACGATTTCTGTTTTGAGCGCATTCGGGAGAACCGCTCTGGCTTCCTGAGGAGTTGAGCCGAGCGTAAGAAGTTTGTTGTAAGAAGCCTCCGCGAGAAGAAGCGCGCTTTCAAAGTGTGCAATCTTGTCAGGATTAACATCGGGCTGTGAATACCAGAAAGGCTTCACAAAGATGAGTCCCTTTTTATCGGGAGAGTAGTTGCAATAGCGAGTGCTTTCTTGGGAAAATGATGCAATCCTATGACGTACGAGTTCGTGGGAAACGCCCCTGTCGCAGATGATTCTGATTGTGGCTGAGACGTGTTCCAATACGGATTCGTGCCCTTTGGTTTTTATCATATGGACAAAGTAGTTCCAAGAGCCCTCAGTGGTCTTGGATTCAGACTTGTAGCAGGTTCTTCCCGCTTGCTCAATGAGCTTCATTGGGGATTCAGGAGAATTGTCCCCGATGAGTTGAGTCTTGGCAATGAGAGTTGCCGATGGTTCGATTAGTTTCATTTTGTTTCCTTCCTTTATTCTATTTTGTTCAAAGCTTTGAGTATTTTAACGCATTTCGACATGGCGGCTCTCTTGGTTTCGCAAGAAATCATGCAGGTTATGGCTGTGCCATACCCCATAATTTTAAACTTCCATTCATTCCGATTTTTCGGAAATTTTCTGTCGGTTTTTCGCAATGTCCCAGTGCTTGGGCTGTTTTCTGCTTTGGATAGAAACAACATCCATTCTTCGTCGATGCCGTCAATGATGTGTAGCCAATAATGTCTTTGTTCCATGGTTGTTTCCTTTCAGTGGTTAAAGTTAAAATGGTATGTCGTCAGGATCGTCAGGGTTAATGTATGGAGTTCTGTCGTAGTGCTGTTCGTTGATGTTTACCCTTAGTCTTCTGTTTCGAGGTGAGGTTTGATAAATCCCACTCCAGTCGTCGTTGTATTCCTCTCGATTGAACCAAGTCGCTGGGTAGGGAATGTAGGATAGCTCTTTTTGCGATTCTTTTACCGCTGTAGCGTATTTTTGGGTCTTGGCATATAGGTCGGTATACCCCTCGACCTTTAAAGCCTTTTTAATGGCTTTTATCGCGTCTGGGCGAGCAGCCTTTCTCGGATAGAGTTCGTAAATCTTGGCAGCCTGTTCATCGAGTTCGGATTTTGCTTGGGGTTTCTCTTGTGTCTTGGCGTTTGTTTCCATCTCCCCAAGAGGAAGCTCAAGGCTTTCTTTCTTTTTTATATTTTCTTTCTTTACACTCTGTTTATCTGTTTGGTTTATATTTGGTATAGGTGTGCCTTTTTGGGCAAATGGAAGTTCGTTTTTTGGCATATCGATTTGATAATCTTCATTTTCCTCTTTGAGGCTGTACCATAGTGTTCTGTCGTACCCTGTTTTGTTGAAATTTGCCGATTCAATTAAATTCGCTTGAATGAGTTTCTCTAATGCGGTTCTGACTTGTTTTTCGGTGAGTTCAGGGAAATAGCTGGCAAAAGCCTTCATAGAGTTATAAGTCCAGTATTTCCCGTTGTAGAAATGCTTTTCGTTTGCTTTGTTTTTTCTTATCCAATAGCAGATGTGCGCGTAAATAACGGACGCTGCAAGCCCTACTTTTACTGCTACTCTTCGCGAATAAAAACCTAAATCGGTGTCGTAGTCCATCGTAGGCATATTTAACCCTTTCTGCTTAAAATTTCCTTAATGAGCCTGTTAGCCTCATCGCGAGACAAGCATACTGTGGTATCCCACAAAATCCATTTAACTCCGATTTCTTTTGCAACCCTTGAGATTATTCTTTTATCAAGGGAAATACCTCTGGATTTTAATTCTTTTTTTATTTTTTCCAAAGATATGAGCGTTGTGGGCTTCCTATTTGAGTGTAAGCCATAGTATTCTTGCAGTTTCAAAACAAGCTCATCAAGGTATCTGTCATCTTCACAATTTGA